GATATAATTGATTAAAATATCTGTTAATAACAGACATATTAACTATTTCATTACTCTGAGAAACTGTATTAAATAGATCTAATTTATAATTATTTTCAACTGCCTGTTCTTTATTTAAGGCAAATATATCACGCCATCCCATGGAAATTTGCGCCTTGTAAAATTAAATATTTACTTTATTTTAAAATAAACTTTAAATATATTTATTAAAAGTTTCCTATTGCTAAAAATAGTAATAAATATATTAAATCAATTCAAATTTTATTTTATGAAATATCGTTCTTTTAATGAAGAACTTTTAATTGCCACGGCATTATTAGTTAATGTATTTAATGATATTGTTATTGATAGACGTACTCATGGTTTAAAAAGAGATTATTCAAAACCTCTTTCTTTAAATGATATTGTTCAACAAAAAATAGAAATTCCATGTGTTATTGGTGATAGAAGTAATATATTACGTTCACTTGAAAATGAACAAGGTAAATATAAATTACCTTTAATTATATTACAAAATAAATCTATTAAAACCGATGTTAATAGAATGGTTGATTTACATGCTGATGTGTTTTATCAACAAGATATTTCATTTTCAGAGTTGGATCCATCAAATCCATTATATAAGCCTCAACAACTTTCAAAAAGAAGGGGTCAACCAATTATAATGGATTTTGATATGACAATTATTACTAAATATAAAGAAGATATGGATCAAATATTAAGTAATTGGATTGTTCATTTTCGTCCTGATGTTTATGTAAAATGGTGGCATCCAAGAGTAAAATTATCCCCCTTAACAAGTCAAATTTTATGGAATCATAATGTTGGTTTTGAATCACCGGTTGAATATACACCAACTAATATTTTTACTTATAAATCAACAACAACATTTTCATTTAAGACATGGTTATTTCCAGGAATAATAGCTGAAGAAAATAATTTAGGTATTGAGTCAATTATAGAAAAAATTAAATTTTTTCCAAATCGTTCAAATGATTGGGATGATGAAGATTTGGCTAGAGGATTTAAAGATGAAAATGAAGCTGGGGATTTTTGGTATTTCGGGAATTTATTTGGTAATGAAAATGAAAATGATAATAATGATAATGAGGGCCAACTTGCATTTTGGGGTGTTAGACATGATCAAGATTTTTATAATGATGGATCGGATGAATCTGGATTAAAGGATGGTAAATATATGGTAAATAATGTATTTGCTAAAAATTATCCTGCTATATCAGGTGATCCATATTTATCAGGAATTTATAAAAATCCATTATTTGGCGATATATTTACAAAATATGATAGATTACAAACAGGTGATAAAAATTGGATATTTTATCAAAAATATTTAAATGAAAATGTTATATCATCAAATGGAAATACTTTAGTTAGAAATGTTCATTTTAGGGGTGGTTGGCCAGAAGAATATTTATCAATGGATCCTCCTTCAGGGGATTATTTATTTCATAAATTTGCTAAATCATATATTAGAAATAAAGGAATGGCTGATGAAAAACATATTTCAGCCGAATTTGGAGAAGAATTTTCATATGTGTTTCCTTTTAATATAAATTATGATATTATATCAAAAAATTTAACATTATCATCATTTTATAAAGAATGTATATCATCTTTACTTTATACTGCAGATAATAATATTACAAACTTTTCAGGTAATATTAATATTAATGCAAAATCAATTTATAATAGTGAAAATGGAATTTATCAAGAATTTAATTTGGTATCAAATTCATTTAATGATAATATAATAAAATTTCATATTTCAAGACGGTGTTGATAAAGATTTTACTATAAAGGAGGATGAAAAATCTGACATTTATCAAAATGTTTTAATTTATAATGATGGACTTAAACAATATAAAACACAATTTTTAATTGAATCATATGAAATTAAAAGAAAAATGAAATCAATTCTATTTTTTATAGATACATATAAAAATATAATTGAATTAAGAGAATATGAAGAGGATAAATTTGAGTTATTAACGGAGGATTCAAAGGCTGGTCAATTTTTAATTGATAATGATTTAATTAATATTCAATTTAGATTATTTATAATGGTAATAAATCAAAAAATTGAAGATTATACATATCAATTATATTTAAATAAATTTATCTATATAGTATTAAAAATTGATAATGAAGGTAATACTGATATATATGATTATGGGCCAATAGTTCCATTAACATTTGATTATTTACATGCTTTAATTTATGAAATAACAATTCCTGAATCAAGAATATTATTAGGAATGAATTTTAGTATGGGAATATAATGAAAATACTTAAGTTTGTAATAAATATTTTTAAAGTTTTTGATAGAAATAAAATTTAATTGCAATTAAAGGAATTTTATATAATGAAAAATTTAAGATCTAAGACCGAGTGTTTAGTGAAACAAATTCTAAATGAAGATTATTTAGATGCAAACAAAACATTAAAGTCTCTAATATTAGAAGCAGAAGAAGATCGTGAACAAGATGTTGCTGATAATTTGGAAGGTGATGATGCAGAACTTGATCAAGAAACTGATACTACTGATGAAGAAGGAGAATTTAATGAAAATGAAGGTGCAGAAGGTGAAGGTGAAGATGAAGATGAAATTAATACTGATGTAATTGATGAACCTTCTGACGGTGATCCTAATTTAGGCGATGCTCTCGAAGATGATATATCAGATCAAGCGGTTTCTGAGGCAGAAATGTCAGAAATGTCAAATGATGTGGTTGAAATTAATTGTGAAATTAATCAAAAAATTATTAGTAAATTATATGATAAAATTTCTAATTTAAAGACAAAATTAAATGAAATGGATTTGGAAAAAGATAGTAGAGAATATATTACATTAGAAACAAAGCTTTCTTATTATGGTAATAAACTTGAAGAACTACAAACAAAAACAAATCCTGCAATAGATCAAGCAAAGGTTGAAGAAAGAATTCAAATTATTGATTCAGCTTTAAAAACATTAGAATCTGAAATTGGTGGTGAAGATGTTGAGGATGTAAAATCAACCGATGAATTAGATGAAGAAACTGCAGCTGAAGAAGGTGAAGGCGGTGAAGAATCTACTGAAGGTGGTGAAGAAGGTGAAGGTGAAGAAGGTGAAGGCGAAGAAGGGGAAGGCGGAGAAGAACCTGCCGAAGGTGAAGGTGAAGAAGAACCAACTGAAGGTTAATAAGTTCATTATTTTTTGATAGTGAAAAATATAAATAAAATATAGTAAAATATATAATTTTAAAAATTTAATTGGAGTTAAATAATGCAAAGTTTCAAAAAATTATTAGAATCTGTGCGTTCAGTTAATCCAGATTTAATAACCGAAGAAGCCGCAAATGAAATGTTAGCTCAATATGATGCCAATATCAATCAAATTAAGAGTGATGCTATGGCAGAAGGGCAAGCTTTAGGCTGGAAAGAAGGATATGATGAAGGAAAGGCTGTAGCTGCCCAGGAAGCACAAAAATCTTTACAAGAACTTACTGATAAATTAGATGTAGAAGCAACCGAAAAACTTAAAACAGTATTGGATTTACTTAATCAAGAACATGCCGAAAAGTTACAGGAAGTTTATGATTTATTAAAGCAAAATACGGTTCCAGTTTCAGAAGTTGAACAAATGGATGAAGATTATGCCAATAAGCTTAGTGAAGTTGTAACAACATTAAATAATAATAATGAAGCCCGTCTTAATCAAGCGGTGGCAGAAGCCAAAGAAGAAGATAAGGTAAAGTTGGAACATCGTGAAAACTTCTTTAATAAGAAATTAAAAGCTTATAAAGTTTTAACTGAATCAAAACTTAGTAAAGCTGAAAAAGAATTAAAAGAAGAAAAGGCAAAGAAGTTAAGTATTTTATCAGAACAGGTTGAAAAATATTTAAATTATGCTCTTCAGAAAGCAATTCCTACAAAGCAAATTATTTCTGAACAAAAGTATAATGCTGCTCAAAAGGCTATTGAAAAGATTACTTCAATTCTTAAAGTTAATAATATTATTCAAGAATCAAAGGACGGTATTTTTACTGACTATGAAAATAAGTTAAAAGCTGAAAAGGAAACTTCTAATAAGTTACTTTCAGAAAATGTTGAATTAAAATCAAAATTAGAGAAGCAAGGTGCTAAACTGTTGCTTGAAGAAAAAATTCAAAAATGTGTTCCTGCTGAAGCCAATTTCTTAAGAAATTATTTTAAGAATGCAACTTCAAAGAAAGTTATAGAGGAACAAATTGAAGACGCGAGAGCGGTCTTTAAGAGATTACATGATGAGAAGAGACGTGAATTAGTTACAAAGGAAGTTAAGAAAGCTTCTAACGCTTCTTCAAAAGTTGTATCTGAATCAAAAGAAAAGGCAACTAAAAAAGAACCAGTAAAACAGGTTGTTGCAGAAAAGGTTGCAGAAAAGACAGAAATTAATCCAACAGTTTATGATCTTTATGCAGAAGTTTTAAAAAATAGACAATAATTAAAAATATAAAAATATTAAGGAAATAAAAAATGTTTAAAGGTATTCAAGGCCAATCTGAAATCTATAAGAGATGGAAGAAATTAGTTGATTGCGGTGGAGATATCAAGGATGATACTATTAAGATGTCAACCGCCCTCGTTCTCGAAAACGTTCAATCCGAGATTGATCGTAGATACAAAATGAATAATAGCCGTGGTTTAATTACAGAAGCTTATGTTGGTGATGCTGGAATTAATACAGGTGGAGCTATGGGACCATACAGTGCTCAAGGTTCACTTTCCAATACAGCTGGTCCACAAGGTGATGCTCGTGTTCCTTCAATTGTTATTCCAATGATTCGTCGTATTTATCCACAGTTAATTGCCCACAAGCTCGTTGGTGTTCAGCCAATGCAAGGACCTATTGGAATGGCTTTTGCATTCCGTGCTAAGTATGGTCGTAATGGTAAAGGCACAGCGGAAGTTGGTGATGAAATTGGATATCTTAATGTTGATGCCGCTCATACCGGTCGTGCTCAGGCCGCTGAAAAGTATGGCATTGCTCCATCTTCAGGAGTATTTGATTATACTAATACAGCAGCTTTAAGTGGTCGTCAAGATCAAGGCCGTGTTGATTTAGGTGAAAAGTATGTTTCAGGTGGAATTACTGAAATTGAAAAGGATCCTCAAGCCGAAGCTTTTGAATGCTTCTTTGGTAAGGATGGAGTTACCCGTTTCGGTGGAAAGAATGGTTCATATATTGGTGATGGTGCTGATACATCCGATGCAGAAAACTGGGCAGTTGGTTCAACAATGCCAGAAGCTGGATTTGAAATCCTCAAAGCTACAGTTACTGCTAAGACTCGTAAGTTAGGTGTTCAGATCACACGTGAAACCGAAGAAGATATGAAGGCAATGCAAGGTCTCAATGCTCAGAACGAAGTTTCTGATATCATTGGTTATGAAATTGCTCAGGAAATTGACCGTCAACTTCTCGGTGAAATCGTTCAATCCGCAGTCCGCGCTGGTAACACCATGACATGGAGCCCCTCCAAGGCTGATGGTCGTAACCAAACCGATCGTATTAATGGTTTATATACCACAATTTTAACAAAATCAGCACAAATCGCCGTTCAATCACGTCGTGGTGCTGCCAATTGGGCAGTTGCTTCACCAGGCGCTGCAGCATTACTTGAATCCCATATTTATGATCCACTGGGAATGGCCGGTGGACTTGGTAATGCTAACGCCTTTGGTAAGGATGTTGATCAGGGTATCGGTGTTGTTGAAATTGGTGCTCTCCGTAATGGAACCATTAAGCTCTATCGTGATACACTCGCCGGTGGCGATTATATCCTCTTAGGCTTCAAGGGTAATAACATTTATGATGCTGGTATTATTTATCTGCCTTACATTCCATTAGAATTAATGCATGCAGTTGATCCATTCACAATGAATCCTGTGACAGCAGCACGTACTAGGTACCGGAATCACAACCAACCTCTTCGGTGCTGGTCAGTTCTATCAATTCATTGGATTGCCAGATCTTAATGCAAATCTCGTTGATGGACCCAAGAAGTTCGTCCAAGCATAATTTAAAGAAATTTAAATTAGATTTTTTAAAAGCTGGAAAGAAATTTCCAGCTTTTTTAGTTTATTTTAATTAATATTAAAAATGATAAATATATACATAAAATAATTTATTGAATAGGTTTAATATTATGTTAAAGAATTTTAATGCTTTAATTAAGAATATCATTACAGAAGCCGCTGAAAATGAAGATGATGAACAAAGAATAAAAAATGTTTATCATTGTAATGAATTTTATAATAGATTTTTATGGCAATTATCATTAGATGATAATGTTTTAGTAACAAGACAAAGAAATAACGTATTTTTAGTCGGTGGATTATTTAAGGATGTAATTAAATTTTTTAATGATTTAAAGGTTGATAAAGATTTTATGGATGAACCAAAGGATTTTGAAATTTATCAACCAATGTATACATTTGGTGATATTCAACACAACATGAATAGAGATGAACAATATCCATCATCAAAAGGATTAAAGCCAAATGTTATTGCCACACATGATGATGATAATTTGGTTAGATGTGTTATTGAAGGGCCTTGGAAAGAATTTATTGAAAATGTTAAGAAAGGTACAAAATTATTAAAAATTCAACCAAATAAGTTTAAAAAATATATTAAAGAAGTTCAAAAAGAATATGATTTAACTAATGATGATCAAATTTTTATTGAATTTACAGTAAATTGTGAACAATGGAAAAATAATATATTTGATGCAGAATACAGATCAGAAGATGATATTAATGATTTTGGTGCAGCAAGTGGCGATGATAAAAGAAATATAGATGATGATTTTGATTATTCACAATGTGCAGTTCCAAAGAATAATGATGATTCACATAGAGATGCTTTAAAAGATATTAAGAAAACAGAAAAAACTTATAAAGAAAATAAAATTAAATAAGTTAAAATAATAAGGTCGGTTTAACAATCGGCCTTTTTAGTATCATCAATTTGAAATAAATAGATATATTAGTTTAATAAAAATATAAATATGAATCCATCATTAGAGCTTCCAATTCAAACTTATAATACTGCAAATACAACAAAGTGGATTTTTAATATTCCAATTGCAAGATTATTTAATGTTGAAAATGAAACATATAAAAATGGTCAATTATTGGAATATCCATTAAATTGTCAGTATGTAAGATTTCCTGAATTTAAATTAGGAACAACTCAAGTATCTTTTTTAAATTATTCTTTTGATGTTAGCACACGACAAAATTTAACTCAGAAAACATTAGATGTTAAATTTTTATTATCTGAAAATTGGATCCAATATTTAATTTTATTAAAATGGTTTGAATTATGTGATTTTACTCGTTATACTGAAAATAGAGAAGATACTGTTGAAATTGATATTGGGAATGGTGTTAAAAGATCAATTTCAACAGCTGAGTGGGAAGAATATATGATTAAAACTGGTCAAAATCCATATTATTCAACACAAGGACCAATTGTTAATTGTAATTTATATTTAATGGATAATTTTATGAATAGAATTGGTACTTTTAATTTTGAAGGATGTTTTTTAACAAATCTTAAAAATGTTGAATTAAATTATGCAAAAACATCGGAAACTGAACAATTGGTTACATTTACAATGTCATTCTATAAATATAATTTTTATTCAAATTCAGCTGAACTTAAAAAACTTATTCCAGATAATGGAAAAATTTATTTTGAATAAAATTAATTAATTATTACAGAATCTTGCCACCATTTTGGAAATATATTAACAGATTGATGTGCCAATTTTAAAAAGTCTTTATCTAAAATATATGTTTCAGCATAATCAGTTTCAGATCTAATACTTCT